TTTGGATTGATTCGGACACATCAAATACCAGTCTTCATTTTTTTCTACTTTTTCCATAAACAAGTCTGGAATCCAGAGTGCATAAAACAAGTCACGTCCTCTCATTTCTTCGTCTCCCTGGTTCTTTCTCATGTCTAGAAAAGGCTCAACATCTGCATGCCAGGGTTCCAGATAAATGGCGAAACTACCATTTCGTTTTCCACCTCCTTGGTCTACATATCGCGCGGTATTGTTAAATACCCTCAACATGGGAATAATGCCGTTGGATTTACCATTGGTGCCTTGAATCGGACTTCCTTCTGCTCTTACATTGTGAATGTGAAGCCCAATTCCACCTGCCCATTTTGAAATATTGGCGCATTCTTTGACCGTGTTAAAAATGCCTTCAATGCTGTCTTCTTCCATCCCTAACAAAAAACAAGAACTCAGCTGTGGACGATAAATACCCGAATTAAATAGAGTAGGTGTAGCATGAATGTATTCTTTCTGACTTAAACTATCGTATGTTGCTTTCACTTGTTCTAGGTCTTCTCCGTGAATTTGAATCGCAACCCTTAACCAAAGATGTTGGATGCGTTCCACAATCTTATCCTGGTTTCTGAATAAATAAGCACGTTCCAATGTTTTATAACCAAAATAATCAATCAAAAAGTCGCGACTATGGTCTAGGATGGACTCAAAAAAGGCAATATGTTTTAACGTCGTTTCATAATAGGTATCTGAAATATAGTTAGGAATAGCCCGAATAGTATTCAGATACACCTCTAAACTTGGATTCACTTCTTTTTGATGATTAGAAATAATAATTCTACCCGCCAAAATAGAATAATCATAGTGATGAATCCCCATAGACGCACATTGTTCAGATATCAATTCGTCAATCTTAGACGTAAGAATGTTGTCATGAAGTTGGTCCATAATTTTCATGACAAGACCACTACTGGGAACTGAAGTCTCTTGATTGAGTTGTTTGATACGTTGTGAAATTTTATCGTAAGACAAAATCTCCCTGTCACCGTTTCGTTTAATCACATACAAGTCCATCTACATATCTATTAGTAGTTCTGGTTTAAGTTCATTTTTATTTTCATTTTTCAACACACGCTTTTTAGGAGCACGTTGGATAAATTCACCATTGATACGCTCTTTTTGTATGGTATCCCAAATTGAAATAAATTCGGGTACAGCCGATTGAAACCATTCTCGTTGACGTTTTACAAGTACGCATGAGTAGACTTGTAATTTCCAGTATATATTTTTAAACCATTTCATGGTTACATCTGTATCGGATAATGATGCATCTATCCATGAATCATAGTCGGATACATCAAACGGCATATACTTGTATACAAATTCATTGTTTTCGCGGATGAATACTACGATGACTCCTTTTTTTGAAGTTTCATCTGATACAAATTCTGATTCTGTATCATATTCTATAAATTTGGTTTCTACAAAATCGCATTCTTCAAGGTCGCAAACTTCCATCTGTAGCTGCATCTGAATATAATAATCTTTCTTAGGAATCCCTGTAATCTCGCGCGAAACCACATTCTTGATTTCTATCATTCTTCCGTAGTTATTTTCTCCTGTGACAATCCCGTCTGGAGATGCAGCCAAGAAAGAAAGGGTTGGATGCGCGATACATCCAAACGAACTAATCGTCGTTTTATTTTTTTCCTCGTAAATACACGTTGTTAAATATTCATATTTGTTACCCCAACTCATGGGAGTTTCCGCTAAAGATGATTTATATTTTTCGGTATTCAAGGGTTGACATTTTTCGTAAATGAGTTGATTTTTAGATGCCGTTGTACCCAGGGCTTTCCAAGCATTACTGGCTGTAATGTGGTCATGTCGGAATGTATACCATTCTTGGGTTTTTTGTTCGGGTTGATAAATATTTTTTAAATAGTCTAAATGTCCTTCTCTCATGACAGATGGATAAGACACGGAAGGCTCACTCCGTAATTTACCTATTTTTTTAAGCATTTCTTCTAATTGGTTTACAATATCGTCAAGCCTAGTGTCAAAATAGTATTTTACACGAATCTGTGCTTTAAGTGTGGTCAAATAATTTGGTTCGCTCAGGATTTGCGGAGATTCCACAAATAGTTCTTTTAGATACTCCTCAGGGGACATATCCATATTATTACAATATCTTTATCCGTTATTTGTAATAGATAAAAAGGATAGCATTCTAATCAATATTATCCTTTTTATTCTTCTTGGTAGTCTTTTGTTTTTCCAGGTTAATTGCAAATTTTCGCGTAATTGGATTAAAAACTAGACCCGAGATACGCTCGATGATTCTTTCTTCTTTATTATACGTAATATCATTTGTTTTACTTAATTTACGACTGTCCAATAACATAATACAAAATTTAAGAGCAGTTGCTTTTTCACCTTCGTTCAATAAATAAAGAGGTGTTAAATTGGTGTCTACAAAATCACCTATTCTCCTGTGCTTTTCCGTTCGTGTCAATTTACTCCATACGCCTTTTTTATTGTTTTCAATATCATTACTTAAAAATTTATTGATAAATTCTTCAGAAGATTCCGTTTTTATATCTAACGGAATACCGGTAAGAATCATGGTCCGATATTTTAAGCTATTGTATTCTTTGCATTCATTCGTCATAATTAGTATTATTATAATATGTCTATATTTTTTATATGAAGAATATAATTTTAATAGACACAACACAGCGAAAAATACAACGACCCTTGATTGAAAACCCATTGTCCATACTAGAAATAATTTATCAAGAGGAAGATAAGGATGAAGATATAGAAGCTTGTGTAAGAGAGATAAAAAAAAAATATTCTGGTTATAAGTCTCAAGATAAACAAAAACATAAATATGATGTTCAACAGCATATCACCTTTAGAGAGTTGATTGAAAAAATGATAGCGTGTAAATTAAAGTGTTATTATTGTAATAAGGATATGCTTCTTACCTATAACAAAAAGAAAGACGGATTACAATGGACCTTGGAAAGGTTAAACAATAACCTTGGACACTACAGAGACAATACATGTATCTCTTGTCTCAAATGTAATCTGGGTCGCCGAACAGAGAATCATGAATATTATAAAAAAGGTAAAACAATGATTCTAGAAAAAGTAATTTAAAAAATAACAACAAGTCTATGAAATGAATTCGCAGAATGAATTACTACTTCAGAAATTAATGGAGTTTTATAACAAAGACGACAACTTGAACCGGATGTTAAATATTATCAATGGAGAATCTCGTATTTCCTTACGTATTGTTGATTGGTTTTCTACAAATTATGCAAAGAAATATAATACAACGTATGAGATAAACCAATGTGAACGATTTAAAGTGTATAACGACTATAAACTAAAGTTAAAGGCTTACTCCAAGAAAAGGTTTGACCCTTTTTGTAGATGGGAACGTATTAAAATGCCTTTTGGTAACAAAGAGTTTAGCATTGAGACAACGATTGGTCAACTGAACTTTTTTAAATGGGCTATAGAGAACAAAATCATCTATTATATTGAACAGAATATGAATGACATTGAAGATGACATGAATTTGAACAATAGCATCTCTAAAACAAAAAAACACAACGATTCTTTGGAAAATATAAAAAACAGCCGTAAAAGAAGAGAAGAATTATCGGTTTCTTCTTCTAAATGTCTCAAGAAAGAAAAGGTTGAAGTTGTGATTAAATTCGTATAGATATTTCATGGATATACAGTATATGGGTCAATCCTCTTCTTATCCAAGATGTTCTTTCCAGGAACTTCAACAGAAAAAAGGAGAGTATATTCTAATCAATACGCTTCCCTTGAACAAACAACACTATTTAATTCAAGGGACCCTACATGGGCTCCAGGAATCCGAACGAATCAACGACTATCTTTCCAAGAATAAAAAGATTGAAATAATTATTTACGGACTAGACTATCAAGATGTTAGTGTTTATAAAAAATTTGCACAATTGAAATCTCTTGGATTTATGAACGTTTTCATTTACATGGGAGGTCTTTTTGAATGGGCATTGCTCCAAGAAGTCTATGGTACAAATTTTAAAACTTTGGGTGTTTTATCGGACCCTTTGGATGTGTATAAAAAAATTGATTGAAAGTTTTAGAATAAGATAAGTATATAAATGACTTTCAATCAGTCTAATCTCAACCAAAACTCAGCCATGGATTTCAATCAGTCTAAACTCACAAAGATGGAATGGGAAAGCATGGAGAAAAAGGTAGACCATAAGGAGCTGACGATTCTGAAAATGATTCGCGATGGATTAATGAATCCATCACAAGATTGCCGTTTATATTTTACAGTAAGTCAAATGTTCAAGCTGGAACACCCCGATAAAGATTACCACATCTATATGGTTGTTCTGAAAGATATTCTCAAAAAACATGACATGGAGACAAAGGATATTCCAAAACCCAAAAAACCATTGAATTCGGCAGATACCATTCGCCTAAAGTCCATGGTCAAAAAGGTGGATGAATCCGTGGAGATGGTCCTCATTGACCTCCTTATCAAATTTGAAAAATCTAAAAAATCCAAAGAACTTTACTTCTATAATATTGGTTATCTTTCAAACATGTATCCCATCAACCAGTGGCTTAAAAAATGGATTGTTCAGTTTCTCAAGGAAAACGAAAAAGACATGAACGTCCAAACCTTTTTGGAAAACACAAACAAATATATTGAAAACAACGATATCTTCAAATTCAAACCGCTTGAATTGTACGACCATCAGAAACAAGTCTATTCTATCATGAATCAACCTGGGAATAAAATGGTTTTCTACAGGGCTCCCACTAGTTCAGGAAAAACATTGACTCCGCTAGGTATTTCACAGAAATACAAAGTCATCTTCATTTGCGCATCAAGACACATCGGCGTGAGTCTTGCAAAAAGTGCAGTCAACGCCAACGTAAAAGTAGGATTTGCCTTTGGATGCACAACCTCTGACGATGTACGCCTTCATTATTCTTCCGTGAGAACGTTTACGGAAAAATATGGAAAAAAGAGACCTGTTCACAGCGATGGACGTAATGTAGATTTGATGGTTTGCGACATTCAATCTTACGAAGTGGCGATGCTTTACATGCTTTCCTTCTTTGAAACAAACAATGTGGTCCTCTTTTGGGACGAACCCACCATCACTATGGATTATGAACAACATGACCTTCATGCATCCATCCTAAAGCTATGGTCGGTGAATAAAATCCCAAACATTGTGTTATCTTCGGCTACTTTACCCAATGAATCCGACCTCAAAGAGATGTGTGTCAAATACACGTCTAAATACGAAGGCAAAGTGTTTTACGTGGAAAGCATTGACGAGACAACGCACATCACTTTGTTGGACACAACCGGTCAAGTAGTGATGCCGCATAAAGTGTTTGCAGAAGACTACGAGGGTATCTTACACTTTATTGACAAACATGGACTCAGTCACATGAAGTTCCTAAGTCTAACCGAGTGTTCCGAATTTATTCTATTCTTTGCAAAGAAATACCCTTCCGTGAAACAGATGATGGACCAAGCCTATTCTATAATTTCAGAAATAAATTCACAGAATCTTCGGATGCTGTATTACAAAGTGATTCGGGATTTACCTTCGTGGAACGAAGACATTCAACACTATATTCATACTCATTTGGTTCCCTCGTTAAATGTAACCAATCTTCTTGTTACTGAATCCAGTCATACATTGACGCATGGTCCTACCATCTATTTGTGCGAGAATACGCAGCATTGGATTGATTTCTTTGTCAAGAACAGCGGTATTCACGAGTCTACCTTGACGGATTTAGAGAAAAAACTAGAAGCCAATCAGGCCATCTTGGAAAAGATGTTTCGCATCCGAAAAGATATTGAAGATAAGACCGCAAAGGACGAAGGCAATGAAAACAAAATGAAAGAACAACGATTTGATACTGCAACAAAGACACTCATTCAAGAAGCAGACACTCTTGAAAAGATGTTGAAGCCTGTGCAACTTCATCCCAGTTACATCCCAAATAGTCGCGAGCATTTTGACAAATGGACGACCGACCTAAACTTTGCGACATCTGGAGTGTTTTCAAGCCATTTGGATGAATCCTATGTGAAAAAGATTATGAATTTGGAAGTAGACATTTCCTATAAAATTCTCATCTTAATGGGAGTGGGAGTTTTCAATCCACAAGCAAGCGACTACAACGACCTCATGAAAGAGTTATCCGAACAGAAAAAGCTTGGTGTCATTCTCGCGAGCAGCGACTTCATTTATGGAACAAATTACCAGTTTTGTCATGCCTACATCGCGGAAGATTTATGCAAGATGACCCAAGAGAAAATCATCCAGGCCATTGGACGAGTGGGTCGTAAAGAACAGAACAAGACGTTTACCTTTCGCTTCCGAGACGATAAACTTATCCGCTCTTTATTCGTACAAGAAAATACGTTAGAATGCATGCAAATGAACACATTGTTTATTTGATGAAAAATGATATAAATAAAGATTGTATATTTTTTATAATGGAATTAGAATACTTCACAAAACTAGAAAGGTACATACATAACGACCTGACTATTTTTAATTTAATTGTATTACGAAGTATACCTACTCCGTTACAATGGCAGTTTACGATTGAATCTATTCGTGACGAGTTTGAACGTGTGAAGAAAGAACACAATAAGTTTGCATTTGTCATGGATGTTCGCGAAGTAGGTTTAGTTTCGTTGACCCAAATCAAAGAGTTTGTTGCTCTACTTGAAAGTTATTCTTTTCTATTACAAGATTATCTTATCGCGTCCTCTATTTATACTACACATAATTCTATCATGGCAACCATATTTGAAATTATAAAAAAGTTTTATCGTACAAAAAAACCACTGAAGTTTGTCTATAGCATAGAAGAAGCTCATGACTTTATTGATTCTCACGAGGAAAAAATTATCAAAGATGACCCAAAGATATTAAATAGTCTTCTTGGGACTGCAGTGAATTAAAGTTTAAGTTATGATTTTTTATTTTAATATTTATAAAAATCTATAAATATTAAAAATTGATTTTATTAAAAAATGGTAAAAAACTTATAATATAAAAGTATGCAGAACCACCCATACAGAGCATCATCAATTACTGTACGCTAGACCCCCCATTCCTGACATTATACGCAAAACATTGTAGTTACGGGCATAGACGCGCACCTTCGCCGTGTTGACTCCCGAGACTGTCGCGTTAGAAAGGACCAGCTGGAGGGTCGCATTATCAATGCGCGAGAAGTTGCATGTGCCTGAAGGCTGGTGCTGCTCAGGCTGGAGAGCGAACGAGTATACATTCACACCCGTATCAGGCGACCGGGTGTGGTGCTGCCAAGGCTGGACCTGGTCAAAGTAGGTTCCCTCACGCTCCGAGAAGCGGTCCTGACCGTTGAGCTGGAGCTTGGCAGTGACCACTGGGTTCTCGCCCCAGCAGTGCATGTTGAGGGAAGTCTCGGCAAGGACGAACGTACCGGCATCCGAGACCGTGGACTGGAACTCGTTGGGTCCGCCGGTGCCTCCCCACACGAAGTCGGCACCAAGATTGACTGCACTGGCAGTTCCATTTCCAATACGAACCGATGCATTGTCCGTGGTTGGGATACCCACCGTACCCGCAGACTCAAAGAGACCATTCTTGTTAATCACACCATTGGTTCCGTTGGTGGCAGCATCCGCACCGAACGCCTTGATGGTGTTCGGAAGGGCATCCACCGCATCGGTGTAGTTGAAAGGCTGGGCACCCAGTGCCTGGTAGAGAGGAGTACCTCCCATGGTAGACGAGCAGTAGTCCACGTTGCAGTCTGGCTGCACCACCCACACAAGCTCCTTGCAGGGGTGGTTGAAGTTCAGGCGAATCTTGTTGGACGACGAACCGACCGACTCAGCGCCCGTGAACTGGAGCTGCTCAATGAGGTACTCGTGAGGGTTCTGGGCCATACGGCGGCGCTCGTCTGTATCCAGGTAGATGTAGTCCACGTAGAGAGAAGCCGACACAAGCGACTGAGCATAAGCAGTGGCCGCCTTCTGGTCATCAGCGCCCGCGTCAATGTTCTTGACCGCCCAGAGGCACTCGTCAATTGCACGAAGGTCAATGTTAATCTTCACCTCGTGATACTGGAGAGCAATCAGAGGAAGGGCAAGACCAGGATTGTTGCAGAACCAGAACTGGAGAGGAATGTAAAGGGTAGTCTCAGGAAGGGCGTTACGAGGAGCGCACACCTGGTGAGGTGCCTGGCTGTCGCACGGCCCATCCACTGGGGCAAAGTTAGGGTCCGTAAGGAAAGTGAGCTGGGTAGTCTGACCAATCATCTTATGGTAACCACGCTCCTGGTTGACGTCCATCGTGAGCTGGACCCACAGCTGCATCCAGTCACCATACTGCTTGTCAATGCGCTGACCACCAATCTCGACCTCTACCGCATCAATGAGCTGGTGTCCAGGGAAATCCAGCCACCGAGCATACACTGGACCGGTCTGATTTAATCCCATTCCCTGATTAATCTCAGGGAGAGTCACTTGGAGATACGTGCGGTAAGCAAGGTCTCCATTACGAGAGATGGTGCAGGTCACGCGACGACCAAAGTCACTTTGTCCATTGAAGGTTTGTTCAATGGACTCCATCGCAAAATTGGTGTGGCGACGGTAAGTGACCTTCCAGTAAGTAATCTGTGGGTTACCTGTAAGGTAAACATCTTGAGCACCATAAGCTACTAATTGCATCAAACCACCTCCCATTTATAGAATAGCAAAAGAAAAAAAATTTGAATTTTTACTAAATAAAGGATAAAAACAAATAAACACCTATTGCTAGTATCTTATAAATGAACCTAAAATATGACGAAACGTTAGACAAGTTATATCATAAAAAACTTAAAGATTTCTACAACAAGAAGACCATAATTATTCCTAAATTAAATAACAAAATAGAAGAATTGGAAAAAAAAAGAGCAGAAAGTTCGCATGAATCCATAGACAATCAAATAAAAATAATGAAACGAAAAAAAGAAATGATCACAGAAGAGATTAATAATTATTATTTGGAAAATGCTAAATCTTTGTTTGAATATTTTGAGACAAAACAAGACATTGATAAAAATATGAATCAAAAGAAAAAAATAAACACCTTCTTCAATGTAAAAGAAAAAGGAGATATACCCATAGACCTCATGAATGATTGTGTACAGACATATATGGAAAAGAATTGTTTTGAGTCCATCAATTTAAAAAGCTATTCCTATAACAAAACCACGTGCGATAACTGTTCCGTTGGCGAACTGATTAAAGTGAATCATGAAGGAATCATCATTTGTAATCATTGTTTTACAAATCATAAATTTTTAGTAGACAATGACAAACCATCGTATAAAGAGCCTCCTAAAGAGGTTTCTTTTTATGCGTATAAAAGAATCAATCATTTCCGGGAAATTTTGTCTCAATTTCAAGCAAAAGAATCCACGGATATTCCTCCAGAAATCATCACGACTATCATGAACCAGGTAAAAAAAGAAAGAATTCAACCTAGTGAACTAAACAACAAAAAAACAAAGGAAATTCTAAAAAAACTCGGGTTTAATAAATATTATGAGCATATACCTTTTATTAAAGACAAACTAGGTATCAAGCCTCCAGTGATGACGCCTAAATTAGAAGAGACCTTGTGCAATTTATTTATGGATATTCAGAGACCTTATGCAAAATATTGTCCAGACGATAGAGTGAATTTCTTAAATTATTATTATACACTCTACAAGTTATGTGAGTTACTTGGAGAGAATCAGTACTTGGAATTTTTTCCCATGTTAAAAGACCAAAAGAAAGTAGAACAAGACGAAATTTGGAAGAAAATATGCAAGGAGTTAGATTGGGATTTTATTCCTACGATTTAAAACCCACCAGGGAATCGGACAAGGTTTGCACCAATTCCAAATCCGGCGCCTGACCTAGCTGTCTCCCCCATACTAGGGATATAGGTATCAAGAATACTAAACGTGGCTGCAGCCACTAACGCAAGTAGAGCAATCTCTTCAATATCCAAAGATTGTTTCGGAATGGCGAAACACGCCACGGCTACAATGAGACCTTCTACTAAATATTTAATAGCTCTTTTTACTATTTCTCCCATATTGAAATTCATTTTGTTTATATTAATAAACAAGAAAAAAATATAAATATTTACTTAATTATATATTTAATTTTA